TTATTCCAGAAGAATATAGAGAAGAAAAGTCATTACAAAATTTTAATAAGATGGATGACTTCGTTAAATCTTATCTACACTCACAGAAGATGGTAGGTTTAGATAAAATACCAGTACCTAATAAACATGCTACCGATGAAGATTGGAAAGAAGTTTATAAAAGATTGGGTAGTCCTGAAACTGGAGATCAATACAAATATTCATTACCTGAAGATCATGCAGTACCTGAAGATACTTTAAAAAGTTTTTCTGAAGAAGCTGTAAAGTTAGGATTACTTCCTAATCAAGCAGATGGTATTATGAAATATTATAACGAAATGATTAATGAAGGTATCAACGATCAAAATATTAAATCTGAAGAATTAAGAGCAGCAGCAGAACAAGATCTTAGAAGAGAGTTTGGTTCTACTTTTGATAACAAAATTACTGGAGCTAAAAATTTAGCAACAGCAACTTTGGGAGCTGATTTTTTAAATACAACAATGTTAGCAGATGGCAGTAAACTTGGAGATAATCCTCAAATAGTAAGAGCCTTTGCAAACTTATCAGAAAAATTATCTGAAGATGATATTGTAAAAGGTGATACGCCAGACTTTATGACTACATCAGATATAAATAAACAAATTGCTTCAATACAACAACCAGGATCAGCATATTGGGATAAACATCATCCTAATCATTCTGATGCTGTTGCTGAAGTACAAAATCTTATTCGTAAAAAAAATAACGAAGAAGATATTTAAAGTTTTATCTAACGAAAGTTAGGTGAATAAAATCAAAGACAATCGCAAGACCTTTGTTGACGCTAGGAAAGACTAACATCTGAAGATGTAAAGTTCAGGAAGATCCGCAAGGATAATCATCCGTTTAACATTAACTAACATAAATAGAGGAGGAACTTATTATGAGTTCTAACATAACAACTTCATTTGTTGAGCAATACTCATCAAATGTTCAAATGCTATCTCAGCAAATGAGTAGCAAGTTAAGATCTTCTGTAGATGTGGAAAGTGTTGTGGGAAAAAATGCGTTTTTTGAACAAATTGATTCTACTGCAGCAGTTCTGAGGACTTCAAGACATGGAGATACACCTCAAATTGATACACCACATAGCAGACGAAGAGTAAGTCTTGCAGATTATGAATGGGCAGATTTAATTGATGACACTGATAAAGTCAGAGCATTAGTAGATCCAACTTCAGCGTATGCAAAAAATGCAGCGGCAGCAATGAATAGAGCAATGGATGATGTAGTAATTACAGCATTAAATGCTTCTGCTCAAACTGGCGTTACGGGTTCAACATCAACAGCTTTACCTTCAACTCAAAAGTTCGCAACTTCAAATCAATCAGATGGTTTGACTATTGCAAAACTTTTAGCAGCGAAGAAAAACTTTGATAGCAACGATATAGATCCTTCAAGAAGAAGATTTATCGTTTGTGGACCTCAGCAAATCGCCGACCTTCTAGGAACGACATCAGTAACATCAGCGGATTTTAATACAGTTCGTGCGTTGAGTACTGGAGAAGTAAATTCATTTCTTGGATTTGAATTTATTATGTCTAACAGACTAAGTTTTGATGCGTCTAATACTGACGACAGATTAATTTTTGCTTACACTGAAGATGCTATTAAATTAGCTATCGGAAAAGATGTGTCTGCTAAGATTTCTGAAAGAGCTGACAAATCTTATTCTACACAAGTGTACTACTGCATGACTTTAGGCGCTGTTAGAATGGAAGAGAAAGCTGTTTTTCAAATACCTTGTCACGAAGCTTAATCAATAGGAGATAAATCATAATGGCTAACTCAATACAACATGCTAAAACGGTAGCTACTCCATCATCTAAACTTGACACTAATGAACTTGGTGGAAAAGTAAGAATGGCATTTGCAGAATACGAAGCTGCAACTGAACAAAGTACTATCACTATGTTTACCTTACCTAATGGTGCAAGACTATTATCAGGAGCATTATCACATGACGCTCTTAATTCTAGTACTACACTTTCAGTTGGTTACGCTGCTCATACAAAAGCAGACGGAACAGCTCAAGCTTTAGATGTAGATGAATACAAAGCAGCAGCAGCTTCAACATCTGCTACTAGCTCTGATTGTCTAGTTACTATGGCTTTAGGTAAAAACTCTGTACTTGATGCAAATGAGGATGGTGTTCCAATAACAGTTACATTGGCTGGTGCTGATGGAGCTGGAACAATCCAACTTCAAATGTTTTATGTAATAGACTAGGAAAAATAATTTTAGGCGACCGATGCGAGAGTTGAAGTCGCCTAGAGTGCAATCATAATGGCTAGATCAATTTCCAGAAATAAAAGAAATTATAGACCTACAAAGTCTGGTGCTGGAATGACTAGAAAAGGAGTAAAAGCTTATAGAAAAGCTAATCCTGGATCAAAATTAAAAACCGCAGTAACTGGTAAAGTTAAAAAAGGATCAGCTGCTGCAAAACGAAGAAAATCATATTGCGCAAGATCTGCTGGTCAACTTAAAAAATCTTCTGCAAAAACAAGAAACAATCCTAACTCAAGGATCAGACAAGCAAGAAAAAGGTGGAAATGTTAAAATGAAATATATCATAATTTTATATATGTGTTCGTTCTCAACATCACCTCCACAATGTTTGCCAGGTCAAATTTTAGGAATAGAATTTAACGATTATACCGACTGTATTTTAGAAGGTTATTTACAATCACATCAAACTTTAAAAAGATTAGAAAAAGAAGAGATTAATAAAAATAAATTAGCAATCAAATTTGATTGTAAAGAAATCAAAGTGGAGAATATTTAATGGCATCAATAGTAAACATGTGTAATAGTGCGCTCAACCTTTTGGGTGCTAGTACCATATCAGCATTAACAGATGATACTAAAAATGCTCGTTTATGTAATCAAAGATTTGAGCCAGTAAGAAATAGAGTATTTAGATCTCATGCTTGGAATTGTTTACACAAAAGAGTTCAACTTGCTCAAAACTCTACAACACCAGTTGTTGAATATAGTCATGCTTATGCTTTACCTTCAGATTGTTTAAGAGTTCTTAAAATTCATAATGGTACTACAGACAGTATTGCTACAGCTTTAGATTATAAACTAGAAGGTAGAAATATTGTATCGGATGAAGGAACAATTTTTTTAATTTACATAGCCTTAGATACTGATCCAAATAATTACGATAGTTACTTAAGAGAAGCTATCTCACATCAACTAGCTGCTGATCTTTGTTATGCTATTACTAATAACGCAACATTAGCAAATAATTATATGGAAAGAGCCGATGAAAGATTAAGAGAAGCAAGATTTATAGATGCTACTGAAAACAGTCTAGGAACTGTAGAGGCAAATGAATTTACTGATGCTAGGTTATAATGCCAAGAACAACAGCATCAATTAATAGTTTTGTATCAGGAGAGTTTTCTGCAAAGTTAGANGGTAGAACTGATTTTGAGAAATATTCATCTGGTTGTAAGACATTAGAAAATATGTTGGTGCATCCTCAAGGAGCAGCAGCAAGAAGAGTAGGTACTCAATTTATTGCAGAAGTAAAAACAAGTGCTGCTAAGACAAGATTAATACCTTTTGAATTTTCAACTACTCAAACTTATGTTTTAGAGTTTGGAAATAATTACATTAGATTTTTTAAAGATAAAGGACAAATTTTTAGTAGTGGATCAGCTTACGAAATATCAACTCCGTATTTAACAGCAGAATTATTTGAAATTAAATTTGCTCAGTCTGCGGATGTGATGTTCATATGTCATCCAAACCATGAAGTGATGAAGCTTAGTAGAACAGCGCACACATCATGGACATTAGCAGAAGTTGATTTTACTGATGGACCTTATTTACCTACTAATAGCACATCAACCACTTTAACACCTCAACAAGCTGGAACTGGAACTGGCAAAACTATTACAGCTTCAGCAGTAACTGGAATAAATGGTGGTAGTGGATGGCAATCTACAGATGTTGGAAGGATATTAAAATTTAATTCTGGTAAAGCTAAAATTACAGCTGTTACCAACACTACAGTTGCAGTAGCTACAATTACTACAGCTTTTGCTAATACAAATGCTACAGCCGCTTTTAATCTAGGTGCTTTCAGTAATACGACTGGATTTCCTTCTTGTGTATCTTTCTTTGAACAAAGATTAGTATTTGCTGGAACAACAGATGAGCCACAAACTTTGTATTTCTCTAAATCTGGAGATTACGAAAACATGACTACTGGTACTGATGCAGATGATGCTATGGTTTACACAATCGCTAGTAATCAGGTTAATAAAATTAGATACTTAAAAGCTGTCAGAACTTTATTGATAGGAACTACTGGCGGAGAATTTTCTGTAAGTGCGGATGGTACGGATGCTGCGGTTACACCAACTAATGTAACTATTAAAAGACAGTCATCTTTTGGTGCAGCTAATGTAGATGCTCAACCAGCTGGTAACGCTGTTTTATTTTTACAAACTGCAAAAAGAAAAATTAGAGAACTAGCTTATAATTACGATAGCGATGGTTATGTTGCACCTGATCTTTGTATATTAAATGAAACCGTAACTAATAGCGGTATTAATGAAATGGCTTATCAGCAATCACCAGATAGTATTTTGTGGTGTGTTAGAGACGATGGAGTATTAGCTGGTCTAACTTATCAAAGAACAGATAATGTTGTTGCTTGGCATAGACATATTCTAGGTGGCAAATCCGATACNACTAAAAATATTATTCAACAGAAAATAGCTTTTACAGCTAACACTACAGTTGTTAATGGAACGAATAATACAATCACATTATCCTCTCATGGACTAGCAACTAATGATCCAGTTTATTATAATGCTGATGCAAATCCGATAACTGGTCTATCAAGTGGAACTCTTTATTTTGTAATTAGAACTGACGCTAATACTATTAAACTTGCTACAACTGCTGCTAACTCTGCGGCTGGAACTGCAATTAGTTTAACTGGACCAAGTACAGCATCAACACAACATATTTATCAAGGTGTGAATATTTCTTCTAATGTTATTTATTCAGAAGCACATGGATTTAAAACTGGAGATATAATATTTTACGATAATATTGGAACANCTATTGGTGGGTTAGGTGAAAACATTACTTATCATGTTTCAAGAGTTGATGATGATCAATTCAAACTTTATACTGATAGTAAATTAGTTAATGTTGTATCTTTAACTTCAGCACATACTTCAGAGCAAACAGATAATATTTTACAAGATGCAAAAGTTGAAAGTATTGCAACAATACATGGTGATTTAAACGAAGATGAGCTTTGGGTTATTACTCAAAGATGGGTTAATGGTGCTATTAAAAGATATGTGGAATGTTTTTCAGATTTTGATTTTGATGAAACTGCACCAGAAGATTTTAAATTTTTAGATAGTCATCTATCTTATAATGGTGTTGCTGTAAGCTCTGTATCAGGCTTAAGTCATTTAGAAGGTGAAACAGTATCAATATTGGCTGATGGTGCTACTCATGCTAAAAAAGTTGTTAGTTCAGGCGCTGTATCTTTAGATAGACCTTCAAGAAAAGTAGTTGTTGGCTTACCTTATAATTCAGTATTACAGACAATGAGAATTGAAGCTGGAGCTGGTCAATATGAAGGAACAGCTCAAGGAAAAATTAAAAGAATATCAAAAGTTATATTAAGATTATTTGAAACCGTTGGAGCAAAAGTTGGTCCATCATTAGATAGCCTGGAGACAGTACCTTTTAGAACAACATCAGGTGCAATGGATTTACCAGTATCAACATTTTTAGCTGGTGATAAAGAAGTAGAATTTACAGATGATTACAATACGGATGGATTTATTTTTGTTAAACAAGATCAAGCATTACCACTAACAGTTCTAGCTTTATATCCAACTATCGTAACATCTGATGGCTAGTGAAATAAGAGATTTTAAACCAGAACACGCTGACGAAATCATATCATTTGGTATGAACTCAAAATTAATGGAAATTGATGCAAGTTTTGAAGATAACAGAATTTGTAACTATTCAACTAAAGGCAATGCTTACACAATGTTTATGAATGATAAGCCAGTCTTTGCAATAGGCATTGTTATATTGTGGGATGGAGTTGCTGAAGGTTGGGTACTAGCATCACAAAACATATTTGAAATGAAATTTTTATCAGCAAAAACAATGAAGGAATTAACAGACGATATGTGTAAAAAAAATAAAATTAAAAGATTACAAACATCCGTAAAAGCTGATTTTAAATTAGGTGTCAGATTTGCAACTTGGCTAGGTTTAGAAATCGAAGGATTAAAAAAAAGTTATGGTCCAGATGGATCAGACTATTATCAACTGGGGAAAATTTATTAATGAGTTTTATTGGAAATATTTTTGGCGGCTATGGTGCTAGTCAACTTGGAAAATATAATGCTGGAGTATCAGAAGCACAAGCTAAGATTGATGATGCTAAAGCTAAAGTTAGAGATAAGATTTATCAAAACATTGAAAAACCAAAATTAATAAGAGATCTTGATACAGCTTATTCACAATTTAAAGTTTCAGTATTTAAATCAGGTGTTGAATTAAGAGCTGGAGAAACTTCTGGTTTAGTCGCATTAAGAAATAAACAAAATATAGTTAATGAAATTGCAATGGCTGATTACAATAACACCGTTGCTGTTAATGATTTAAAAAATCAATCTATATTACTTATGGCTAAAGCTGGTGGTGAAAGATTTAAAGGTGAGATAACTAAAAGAACAGAATACGCTAAAGCTGCTGGGAGCATTTTGACTATGGGTTACAATCAGCAAAAAACTGGAAGTATATTTGGATAATGGCTAAACTTCTTATTATAGCGAACAATACTAAAGCAAGAGAAAGCAATACAGTTAATGCTTCCTCACTAGCAATATCACCTTCTTATGCAACTAATCTTGGTGCTGGTATATCAAGCATGGGTAAAGCTATT